GTTTAACATGTTTTTCAAACCTTCGCTCTTTATAGAACCTAATGCTTTGCTCTTATTTCCGTTTTCCTTTTTTATAGCAAAATTATTATCTTTTTTAGGGGCATCATTTCTGAACTTAGGTAAGTACTCTACTTCAAATTCTATCCTAGCGGCCATTAAATCGGCTTGATGAACGATATAAGGTAATGATGTCCTTGGTTTTTGTTCAGGAGTATAAGCCATTAGATATTTTTTATTAGCTTCATCATATAAACCATCATGTATCTGAATAGTAATCATTTCATTAAATGAATACTGAATTCCATGTGATTGTAATAAATATAATCCTCTATCAGGGACAGATGCAAAAGCTAATTTAGTATTAAAGGTATAATCTTCACCTAATTTATCTCTTCTCCATATATCAGTCTGTGGGATGTATGCCTCATTTTCTTCATCACCTAACTTTCCTAAGTCATGATTTAATGCTGAAAATACTAATTCTTCAAGGGTATATGTTGAAGTATCTACACCATGTTTTTCCCAAAGTTTATGTAAGTCTAAAGCACATTCAATAACTCTTAACACATGATCTATATATCCTGATACATGACAGTTATGATATTGTTTTAAATGACTGGCAGGCATAAAAAGTATTCTTTCTTGATATTTCTGATAGAATTCTATTAGTTTTTCTTTGCGGGGGGAAGTTATATAATTATTAATATAATTAATTAATCTATCCCACATTTTTTGTGTTTCTTCTGGGGTGTATATTTGTTTCATATTTTGTTTGTATTTATTTATTTATTTAAATTTCCAATAAAAATTATAAGCTTTACATCCTTTTATTAAAGCATTTCGTATATTAGAAGGTTCTTTAAATGTTTTTCTAGTTTCCCACATTGAATAAAATTCATTAATCACAATACCATTTGAATCAATTTGTAATATAGGTTTATCTTTAAATCTATCATCTTTAAAGGATGATATTACTTTTGGAAAGTCTTCATTTGTTTTATATTTCCAAATAAACCCACCTGCAGTTTTTTGTTCTCCTTTTAAAGCAGATCCTAATGTTTTAATATTTAATTTACTACATACATCAGTATATGAATCCCACTCCTGAAGGAAATTACCTTGTAAATCATACTGCAACACTTTTTTATTTCTTTTATGAGGAATTCCTTTTATTGAACCTAACCCTTTATTAGTACAATTATAAAATAGTTGACTTTTCTCTACATTATAATAGTGACAGTAATATTTTTCCATTTCCCTTAATTTATCTAAGGGGCAATAACATAAAATATCTTTTTTAAAGTTAGATTTTCCATATTTCTTAATTGCTAGTTTTAAATTAACCCCTGAACCATAATAATATTTATCATTATTAGAATCCGACCCAATATATTTTTTCCCATTAATTAAATTTGTTGTTATATAAATAACACCTTCTAATGATTTTTCTGCTGTTAATTTCATAACTATTTTTTATTATTTAAATATATGGATTTACTTCTTCAGGAGACATTGGCTCTCTTTCAATAAATGCCTTTAATTCTTCTAATTCTTGTTCAGCCAACGCTAGAGCACTTAAATATTCTTCTAATGCTGCTCCTCTTTGTACACAAAACTTTAATTGTTTTAATTTTCCCTCTATATTCTCTACCTTTTTTAGAACCGAATTTCTATTTCTCATAATTTTATATATGTTTAATTGTTTTTAATTTTCTTAAGTTAATGAAGATTTCTTGGGTCTCCAAATTTTTCTTTAATTTTCTCGAAAGTTCTTTATTTTGCATATGAAAGCACATTTCTCATATTCCTCCATCATTTCGAAGTATTTCATTGATTTATTTAATCCCATATCAAATTCTTTTTCCTTTATATTTTTAATTACTAGGATATCATATTCTTGATTTAAATCTAGTTCTGAAAGGTATTTCCATGCCGTATTATAGACTAAGTGATTACTAATTTCAGCGATATTTGATTCATCAACGTTAATATTTTTTAGAAGTTTATTCATCTTCTTTTCTAAGACCTCACTGTTTAAAAACGATTTTATAAACATTCGGGCGTTGTATTCAGGTAACCGAGTAAAGTCGATTAAAACGTCGTTTATGGTCTTTTTATCGCCTTCATTATATTTATCACCAAATAAGTCAAAAATTTTATTTACATCCATATTGATAAATATTATAAGAAAAAAGAACCCACAAATAATGTGGGTCTTTTACATTAATTTAAAAAGAATATTTATTTATTTTCACTAGCATATTTAACACCCATAATAGTTCCTACAATTGAAAATGCATTTGTAAGTAAAATCCCAAACATATTAGACCAAGTAGATCCAATAATCTGTGTATCTTTCCCTGTACACATAGCTATAGAGTACATTATAGTTGTTATAACTCCTACACTTAAAATAACAAACAATGCAACTTTAACAATAATACTAATTAACTCAGTTTGAGATTTTTTCTGTATAATATCAAGATCACTAAGAGCTATTTCTTTTGCTTTTTCGGCTTCAAGTCTTAAGTCTTCTGAGTTTTGTCTTTCTCTTTCAGCTTCTTCTTTTGCAATAAGAGCATCTGATTTTGCATTTTCAGCATTAGTTAAAGCATCTTTTAAATTATCAGTTAAATGTTGATTTTCTCTCTGCCAACTTAAAAGATCAGCATTTTGTTCCTGAACTTGTTTTGTTATTTCTAATCTTTTTTTTCTTGAAGATTTATCTTTTTCTAATGCTTCTTTTAAATAATCAATAAACTCAGCATCTCCATCTTCAGCCTGAATAATTTTGAGTATATTTCCTTCAAGAAATATACGTCTTGTTTTTTGTATTTCTAAAAGAAAATCCCGAGTTATTTTATTTACTAACACTATTTATATACTTTAAAAGGCTTAATTCTTGCCTTATAGCCAGAAAAATCCTTTTTAAATTCTTCAAGCCTAGGTTCAATTTCATCAGATTTAATAATCCAAAATTGAGCACCTGCTGCTTTAGCTTTTTCTTGTTCTTCAGTATCATTAGATGACGATATAATTCCTATTACAACTCCATTCCCATATTCTGTATTAACTTTACGAATTAATTCGATCCCATCATAAGATGAACCAATAATGTTTAAATCTACAAAAACACACTCAGGTTTTCCAGATGAATCTTTTTGCCATCCTTCGAATAATTTTGCAGCCTCATCAGAACTATCTAAACTTTCAAGAGATAATGAAATATCAAGAAGACTACAAGCATCTTCAAAAACTAAATGGAAAAGACTTTCATCATCTACTAATAAAATTGAATCGATCATATGTAAATATTTATTTTAATTTAATTTTCATTTGAGTTCCTATATTAGGAAGTTTATCACATGTTATAGAAAAACCATGTTCTTCTAATATGGCAATACAAATATTTAGTCCTAACCCAGTTCCTGTTTCTTTTTGCCCTTCTTTACGAGTATATGGTTGAGATAAATATTTAAAATCATCAGCACTCAATCCTCTACCATTATCTTCAACAAAAATAGTATTTTTTACTCTATAAATCTTAACAAATTTAGTTGAACTATCGTTATATTTTAATCCATTACGAATAAGATTATCAATCGATGTACAAAACAAGGCTTCATTTACTTCATATTCTCCAAGATTTTCAAGTATTACTTGCGAACGATAAGCGGTTGCTGATAAATAATCTTCAAGAATTGCATTTAAATTACAAATTGACTTATTAAGTACTACATCTTTTTTTACAAGATTAGTAAACTCATAAACACCTTTATAAACTTTTTGAGTATGTCTAAGTCCTTCTTTAATCATTTTTAGTGGAGCATCAATCTTAAGTTCTTTTGATTGTTTTTCGGTTATTCTTCTTTCAAAAGAAGAAAGTCCTCTAGGCATATAAGTATTTATTCCACTATGCATATCATGACGAAGAATTTTGGCTGCGTGTTCTAAGTATGTATTTTTCTTTTCAATTTCTTTTTGTTGATTATAACTTTCAGTTATATCAGTAGCAATTTTCATCACCCTATAAGGCTTACCATTAAAACCGATAATAGGATTATAAGTTGCTTGAAGATATATAATAGAACCATCTTTCTTTTTTCTTGTTATTTCTCCACTAAAAAATACCCCGTTTCTTAACTCTTTCCAAAAATCGACATATTCAGCAGATTTAATAATATCCTCTTCCATGAATATACTATGATGTTTACCCACTAATTCATCATGAGAGTTGTAACCCATAGTTTTTAAGAATAAATCATTTGCAAAACAAATATTACCATCTAAATCAAATTCAATAACGGCATTAGAACGATTAATAGCATTCATTCTATTTGAGATTTCTATTTCTTTCAACTTTAATTCAGTTACATCTTGTCTAATAGACATAAAACCCTGAAATTTACCTTCTTTATCAAATTCACCTTTAATAAAGGTATCTACGTAATATAAACTTCCGTCTTTAGCTCTATTTGTACAAACAGCATTCCAAATTTTCTTTTCATTAATTACTGTTTTATACATTTTAGTCCAAAATTCTTTAGGGTGAGTACCTGAATTAACTATACTATGATCATGACCTAGTGCCTCTTCTAAAGTATATCCTGAAATTTCTGTAAATTTATTATTAATATATGTTATTTTCCCATTTGAATCTGCTTTTGATATAATAGCAGATACTTCTATAAAATTTTCTAATTCTTTTAAATTTTCTGCTTGATCACCAGATATTGCTTCTTTCATTATATTTACATAATCAGTAAGTATAATATAAAAACACGGCAAAAACCCAATAAAACAAGAAAACTCAGTCCATCTTGTAATAGAAGTAGAAGGTATGTATTGAATAAGAACGCAGACTTTAGTAATAAAAAATATCAACATAAAAATAGCTGATATTATAAGAGAAACTTTAGATCTAAATTTTAAATTCAAAATATTTAATTATTTTAATAATGAATAATATTCATTAAAATGTTTAATACGATCCGCTAAACCAATTATTCCTCCATTAACTCTTTTAGTTACAGAAGTTACTACAGCATCTGTTGCTCCACCATCAGCAAGTTTATGTAAACCATTTTTGTGAAAAAACCAAGCTGCAGACATTAGTGGATATTGTGTAGCAACCAAGTCAGGAGTTGCAGTAAGATCTACTCCAATAGCTTTACCAAAATTGGTATAGTTTTCTTTTCCAGTCAATTGAATGAAACCTCTTCCACAAAATTTATAACCATCACCTGAAGCTTCATCACCATTCAACATTCTATTTGCATAGACTTTATTAGCTATTTTTTCAGGTTTTCTTTCATAAGCTAAAGCTAAAGCATCAGTTGGAAAATACTTACCAAAAATACTTCTTAACCCTTTTGCTCCATAGTTTAAATTTTCTCTTAACACTTTAAATCCACCTGATTCGTGACCACATTGAGCTAAGAAATGGGCTAAACGTAACGGGGTATTAATTTCAAATTTAGTTTGAATACTTGGAATTTGGGCTATAACGCCATCTGGAATGTGTCCTTTTAATTTTTCTAAGTTCATATTAATTTTCGTCTTTTGATTTCTTATTAGTAAATTTATCTACAGAAGATAGTCCTAAGCAACCAAAAGCTAACAATGCTACAGCGTCTACTAAGGCAGTAGAAGGAGCAGTTTCTGTTGGTGAAAAACTATTGTGGTACATTGTTATACATAAAGCAATAGCACACATTAAACCTACCACTCTTTTAGATGATGGATTACCTTTTTCGTCTCTTACTATGTTACCTAACCAGTTAATTAATTTCATTCTGTTATTTTATAATAAATATGTACTAATTTGATAAAGGTGCTTTAATTGTTGGATGTGAGATACTTTTCAATATATGAAGGAATAAATACATCTGCTTTATATCCACTACCTTTAAAAAAGACTTCTCCTTCGTTACCATGTTTCCCTATTTTTGCAAAATACTCTGGATTTCCAAAAAAGTCATCTTTATATTTTGAATACTCAACTCCTAACAGTACTGGTATTTCATCTGTTTTAGGGTCAAAATAATCTTCATCAACATATCCGCTTGAGTATTCTGAAAATCCTATTGCTGTTTTTTCAAAAGCAGTGAAGGATTGCATACTATTATTAGTAAAGTTTTTGTCATATGAAACTAAATACTCACTTCCTTTAAGTGATTCCTTATCTCTAAACGGTCCTAGTTTCTTGATTTTTTCTATAGGTAGGGCAAAACCTCTCCAAAAGTACATATTGGATGGGGTGTACTTTGTAGGGATCTTAAACTTATCAGGATTAGACTTAATTAACATATCAATATCATGTTCACCAAATACAGAAGATAATGGTATGTTACCACTAGAATGAACATCAGTGTCTAAATATTGTTTTAACTTTTTTTCAAAAGAGTCAACTTCTCTTAATAAATCAACTAATTTTATCATACTAATAAATATGTACTAATTTGATAAAAGTAAATAAAAAAAGCCCACAAAAAGTGGGCTTAGTGGAGATGGAGGGATTCGAACCCTCGTCTTGCTCAGCTAATTTCTTAGACTCATTCACAGGCTTAGTCAGTTTTTCTTAACTAACAAAATATTCGGTTGGTTCTTCACCATCAACAACCAACAAACAATGGGTGATTCGATTTAGGTTCAATCACTTTTCCACCTGAGCTTCATTTCTTTTTTAAGTCCCGTGAGTGATACGGGAGCGACTAGGCAGCTACTGCTAAGTCAACACCAACGAAAGACATTGCATCTTCGAAGGTCATTGTAGATAATTCTACGTTTGCGGTTGTTGTTTGATAGTCTTATAAGGATTTCCATCTTATCCTGCCTGCATCTAGAAAACTACGACTGCCAATCGATACCTTGACATCCCCATATAGTTGCGGGGGTGGGATTCGAACCCACGACCTTTGGGTTATGAGCCCAATGAGCTAACCTCTGCTCTACCCCGCGATATGTTGCCCCTCAGAGATTCGAACTCCAATTCAATGTACCAAAAACATTTGTCCTGCCAGTTAGACGAAAGGGCAATGAAAAGTACTGCGTAAGGGGCTCGAACCCTCAATTTCTACCGTGAAAGGGTAGCGGCTTAACCAATTTGCCTAACGCAGCGTATATTATTTTCTCATTTCAATTTTGGGTGCCTGATGGGATTCGAACCCACCTCCTTCTGTTCCACAAACAAAAACTCTACCAACTAAGCTACAGACACCATTTGTACCCATACTGGGATTCGAACCCAGACACTACGATTCTAAATCGTATACGACTACCAGTTACGTCATACGGGCATTTTGCGGTAGAAGGAGGAATCGAACCTCCGAACCTTTTACAGTCAGCTGTTTTCAAAACAGTGTCCTCGACCAACCGGACTCCTACCAAATTAGAGTTTCGTGAAAGACTCAAACTTTCTAATATGCTTTTGCAGAGCATCGTCAATTCCTTTGACTTACGAAACATTTGTACTCCAAGTGGGACTCGAACCCACACGAGTATTACTACTCACTAGATCTTAAGTCTAGCATGTGCTACCAGTTTCATCATTGGAGCAATTGAGCGAGTGGGGAGAATCGAACTCCCATCTTCTGATTGGAAGTCAGAAGTAATACCATTATACGACACTCGCATTAATTGAGTTATATTAACATTTAGATCCAAATACCGGAATCGAACCGATCTCATCTGCTTACAAGGCAGTTACTTCACCAACAAAGCTTATTTGGAATTTATTGCACGGGTAGAAGGAATCGAACCTACTAGACTTTCGTCACGGTTTTGGAGGCCGCTGTCCCACCATAGGACTTCACCCGTATATTTTATTGTTCCCCCAAATGGTATTGATCCATTTTCCCTAAATTAAAAGTTTAGTGCTTCACCTTAAAGCTTTGAGGGAATATTTTGTGCCTGCAGATGGACTCGAACCATCGAACTCCGAAGAGGGCTACTTTACAGGAAGCTGCAATTGCCGCTATGCGATACAGGCATGTGCTGGGGCGGAGAATTTCGAAATCTCGACTTACTACTTAACAGGCAGTTACTCTTCCTCTGAGTTACACCCCAATAAAATACCCAAAATGTCAATGAACAAAAAAGCCTTGGGTTTTATTCCAAGGCTTTCATATTTAATTAAATTAATAATTTATATTATAAAAGCCTTTTATCAATAAAGTTATAATTCGTTCCAGCATAACCCCACACACCTAAACATCTCGATGTCTCGGGTAGTTGATTGATTATAGTAATATGTTTCTTTATTGATCTCATTTTTTTATCGTGTTAAATTATCTTATAACACCTTGTTTTTCTTTATTATAAATATATAACCTTTTTCCTTGTTTACCAAATTCGCAACTATTTCTCTTCTTTTATTTAAAAGTTACTTTTGAGCCATTAAAAATAACTCTAGAAGCATGTCTTATTACATTAGATTTATAATTAGGATCACTAGCATAATTTCTTATTTTTAAATAATTAAAATAATTACCATATTTTATTACTGAGTATGGGATTTTATCTTGCCATTTTTTATAATATGCAATTGATTTTTCCCAATGTTCAAATTTAAAATATCCATACTTCCCTCTAAAACCAAATAAATTATTATTTATCTTAAAATATTTACTACTAAAATTTCCTGATTCCTGTAATGATTGATATAATACTATTTTTGGTTCAAGAATATTATACTCTAATATTTTAAGATAAATGTTAGAAATATTTAAATCCAATGTTGAATCTTTATATATTACATTTTGTATAGAGTCGGGATATAATTGAATATACGTTTTATTTTCGCTGAATACTGGATTTATATTAACCCATAACAATAATATTATAATATTTCTTTTAAACATTGTATTTTAATTAATGGTCATATAATCCATATTCACAACTATCATGAGGATATTCTTTCACCCCATATAATATTTCTCCGGTTTCATTATCAAATATAGATGTAATTAATCCTCTATCTTGTAAAGATTCTAGACAACATTCTATAATTACTAAATTAATAATCTCACTAAATTCATTTTCCTGAATTGTTGGTGAATTATATTTATCCATTAATTCTAATGATTTTAATGTTATTCTAAATTCAAATAATTCTTTAAATTTTTCCTCATCTATTTCATGTTCTTTACAAATATCTTTAAAAATATTATCTTCATCCATTCTAGATATAAAATATTTTACATATTCATCTATAGTTTCTAATCTATCCATAATCTTTATTTTATTAAATATAATAATCTTCTTTTAATTTCCCATTTTTCATATCTCTATTTTTAAGTTTTAATTTTTTATCTAAATCTCTACTAATATATAATATTGTATTACTATTTGTTGAAATTGCTAAATTATTAGTACGATGAAAATAAATAGGTCCTTGATAATTAGTGCATATTTCTTCTCCATTAACCCAGTGGGTAATTCTTCTATCACCATCAAAACTTCTAAAATCTTCACAAGTTACTCTAAACCATTGATTATTTATTAATACTTCTAATACTGATGAAGTATTGAAATCATAAATACTTTTATTTGTCCAACCTTTTTTTTCTGACATTATATTATATTTAATGCTTTAGCTCTTTGATATGAAATTATTTTATTATTTTCTTCATTAATAAATTTTCGTTTAGTTAATGGTAATTTTTCTTGATCTTGTTCAAATGTGGTTGGAATTTTTTTATAAAACGTTTCTGTTTTTATCGGTCCGTTAGAATTTTTAGTTAAATCAAACGTCCAAATTGAATAATCTCCATTTTCATCATCAAATCTTCTAGTAAATTTAGACGCGATGATATTACTTTCATGTGATGGTCTACCTCTTTTTGGTTGCTGTATATTGCTCATATGCTATTTTTTCAAGATTTTTATAAATTTCTTCATTGCTATCAATTGCTACTCTATTTCTTTCCTTCATAATAACTTCTATATTTTCTTTATCTGAAAGAAGATCTTCGGTAATTATTGAAAAATAATTTTCTCCTCTATATGTAAAGTCTACTCTATAAACTTTTTGAACTAATTGTGTTGTTTCCATTTTATTTTAATTTACATTCTTTAATATGTTTACATTCTTTTGTAAAGGAACGATAATATCCAGGACAAGTACATTTAAACTGATTACCTGTTTTTCTAACAAAATATTTAGTAACACTATCAGATCCTATAAATTCCCATTGTTCTTTTTCAATAATTACCTTATCTGATTTTGGTTTAGACCAAATAATATCAGAAATCTCAGTATTAGGATGAACAGGTTGCCAATTAGGAATAATATATTTTTGGTCTTTTACTTTAAGTAATTGAGGTGCTATTATTGATTCTACCTCATAGAAAAAACGTTTAATATATGATAATGATATTTCTTGTTTTTTAGGTTGTAAAGTTAAAGGACCTTCTGAATATATTATCTGGTTAACTTCACTACTAAACATGTCGTATTTTATTATGCAATCGTATAAAGCCATATTATTTAGATAATTCTTGTGTTGAAAATATTCTTAAACCTAATTTTTGATTATATATAAATCTAGTAGTTGATTTACCATTTTCAAAAACTTCAGCCCAAAGTTCACCATCAATTTTTTTCTTAGAAGCACACTTGTGTTTAAATGTACTTAAAACATACTTATTTAATTGTTTAACTTCGTTCGCTGAATTAACAGTATAAAATTCAACTGAACCTTCGTAGTATTTAATTGTTGTTTGTGTCATAACCTTTATTTATTTATTATATTTAAAATAGAATCTTTAACATAAGATACTAGTAGATTTTTAATATTACTATCTACTATATTAAATTGAAGAAGCTCAGATGGAATTTCTTGATGGTTATGATGAGAATATAATACTTTTAAATGTTTAATTTCTTTAGTTTTTATATTAAATGTAAAGTCAAATGCGTACTTAAAAGTTAAATATATATGGTCTGGAAGGGGGGATGTTGGTAACATCCATTCAGCAGATTTTATTGGTTTTTTATTAGTATTTACTGTTGAAAATATATGAGTATAACACAAAACATCTCCATTTTTTCTTTTTTGGTACGTAGCCCAATTAATGTGAGTTTTGACAATTTTTAAATTTAAACTATTACTAGTATGTTCAACAATATTTAAAAATTCTTTAGGGGATAAATATCCCATTTTAGTAATCTCATTTTCAATAATTTCGATGTTTTCTTTTGTTTGTGTCATAACCTTTATTTATTTATTTATTTATTATACATCAATATACGAACATCGTTTTGCTTCGCCAACCTTTTCATATGACGCTGTTGTGACGTCTTTATATGATAATTATTATTTTTTTACTACTTTGAATAGTGCCCTCTCTATATTATATCCATTATTAATAAAGTGTTTTAAACTATCTACATTACAATGAGCATATATTGTTTTTGAAGAATCTTTGATTTTCGAATCTCTATAATTCCATAACATCTTATAAATCCCCATTCCCCTATATTCTTTTTTAACGTAAGCATGACATAAGTAAAAACATGTAGGGTGTTCTACATAAGATACTATTCCTACTAGTTCATCTTGAATAAAACATCCATAATAAGTAGCAGTAAGATCTAATAAGTCTGGTTTAATACTCCCCAATGATCTCTCTATTTCAATATATGATACATTTTTAATTTCCATAATTATTGATTTGTAATATTATATATCTTCATCTTCACTATTAATAATACTTTCTAACATAATAATTTATATATCTTAATTTTTCTTGATAAATTTTAAGAATTTTCATGTTAAACCCGTTGATTTTATTGATATTTAGATATGGTTGCATATATATAACCGTTATAAAACATTAAAACGATTTTATAACAAAAGATATATGAAATGGGAGGTGGGAGTCGAACCCACTATCTCCACTACTCACACTTATACCATAGTTCTCCTGAGGAATCGAACCTCCTTGATGCTCCCACTTCATATATCTTCAACCGTTATAAGTCAGTTTGCTCTTTTATCGTTTTTAAGCAATACCAACAGTAATTAGTTTTAGTTTCGATTTCCCCATGAACATTATCACATGAGCAAACCGAACTTATAACAGGGGGTATAAGAAATAATTTTACTACCTTTTCTGCTATATCATCAATGTTACTCAATCCAATAACATACCTATCTTTCTCCATCTCCCAAGCATTGTCTTTTAATATTTGCTTTATTTCTTCTTTCATACTTTTAAATTTGTTTAGTGCTATTAATCCGTAAAATTACTTCTCATACCCCCGATACGTTATAAATAATGTTTGTTCTTGACAAGGACTCGAACCTTATAATCCACCTCTTTCGGAAGTTTCACCGCAATCAAATCGGATATAGGACTTACTCACTGCCTGTGTTTACCGTTTCACCACAAGAACAAACACATATTTATAACAACAAATATAAGAAATAAATTTTTAAATAAAAAATTTTAAAGGTAAAATTTACTTCTCATATTTGCAACCGTTAGTGGCAATTATCGGAACGACACCTCTTCGTAATAACATTTGGTTATATTTTGAAGACTATTCCACCTATTAAAGTGCTTTTCAATGTGTTCATCTGCAATCCATTTCATTCCAAATTTATCTGTTTCAAATTGCTTGTAATGGTCTTTCCATTTTTTCAGCATCTTATTAAACTTGGTGCAGTATTTGGTTGCAGTTGATTTTTTATTGGTAACAAAAACCACAGCACTATAATAGTCATCATACGAGCCGCCATAATATCTAACCAAATAATAACTGCCACTAACACGGGTTTGGCAAAATGGCTGTTCAGTAATTCTATCAATCATTCGTTTTTAATTTTAAAGTTTTGTAATTCTATTTAAGTTCCGGTTCAGCCACTTCGCCAAGCCCGAAAACGTTATATGCAATACTACGTTTGTGCTTCGTATTATGTTTTGTGGTTATAATCTTTTTGTTTTATTTTTCCCAACTTAAATTAAATACTATAATACACATCATCAAAATTATTAGAATTAGCAATAATTGAGTTCCATAATTGATAGTAATAAGTATCCTCATTGTTCTGCGTTAATTCTGTATATTTTGCTTGTAGTTTGCCATAAAAAGTAAAACAAACATTAATCTCAGGGTATTTGTTTTTTACTTTTTTATTTATTTTATTTAATTGTGCTTGTGTAACTTTAAATGAAGATTCATTCTGTTCATTCAAATATTCACGTATAGTAGTTGCTATAAATTTTCGTAGTTTCATATCTTTCTCCATATATTTTGCTTTATATATAAATATTCAATTTTTAATTTTCCACCCACAAAAAATAAAACAAAAAGGTTCAGTTCTTCGTAGGTAGTTTAGTGGTTAATTTCCGCACTGCATATAACAAGGTGTATAAGAAAGTTTGCCATCAATAGTTTCGGTAATTTGAAAGTTTCTACAAGCAAACCTTCTCATACACCCAACCGTTAGTGGCAAGTTAACATACGTTACAAATAAACTGACCACTTTCTAATTCTATATGTTTACAACCTTTTTGATTTTTTAATTCATCAAGCCATAAATCCCAATTATTTGAAATTAGATTTATAAAATTATCTGTAGAACCTCTTTCTTTGTATCGTTTTAAATATTCTTCTTTCAGTTCTTTTTTAGGGTAAACTAATATAAATTCTAATCCGTTTTTAACTAAAGCATCTCTTACCTCTTTATGGCTTGATATAAAAATTCTTGAGTAACCTTCTGCTATTTTTTCTTTAATATGTTGAATATAATTTTGCGGAAAATTAGATTTATCAAATTTACTACTATCACTATCAGTTGCGAATCCTTGTGGTACATATTGAGACCAATCACCATTAGAACAGTAATATGATTTACCAGTACCAGGGAAACCAGCCACTAACAGGTGTTTGGCAATATTGCCTTTTTCGTCTTCTAAAAACTCTTTTTCTTTATTCATTATATTTGTGTTATCAATTAATATTTGTGAGGAGCAACATCGCCAAGCACCAAAACGTTAGCAAACATTTAACTCACGTACTATCTTCATTCTCTGTGCCAATACCCAAGTTCCACCCTGCGATTCGGGTCTATCATAAAGTTCAGTATCTTCTACTTCAACTTCCACCCAAATTCTGTCTTTAGTTGAAAGATGTGGGGCAATAGGTTTTAATGTGCAATGCCAACCCTTCCTAAAAGCGAAACCTTTAGTTGGATGCGATTCTGCTTCTATCCATTTACCAATCGGTATCCTACTTTTCTTATTTATAAATAATGGAGATAAACTACCATCTTTTAACTTTCTAATTAGTTTATATGCTATCATTTAAAACGTTTGCTAACAAGCAATATATGTAATTGCCTATTAAGGTTTATACTAATTTTTAAGTTCGTGCAAGGCAACTACATATATTGCCAGTCGTTATAAGCAAATAAAAATTACTCGCTTTTCGTTTCATCAACAACTTTTTGGTTTCTAATTTCGCCTTCCAACTCCATCATTTCCATAAAGCAATCTCTTAAATGCGAGTGCATCCTACCTAACTCAAATCCGTAAACAACATCGTCTTTTTCAGAGTTGCATAACTCTCTAACTAAATCAGCATTTAATTCAAACATTCTTTTGTAATGCTCAATTTGTTCTAATTGTTCTTGTGTAATCAAATATTTTCGTTCCATAATCCGTAATTTTTACAGCTTATAACAGCGTATATGTGCAATACGCTAATAAGCATTTGTTGTTAATTTAAAGTTTCGTTCTTGCATACTGCACATATACGCAAAACGTTAGGTGCAAGTTTTATTTAAAATTCCCACCGCACCCTTAACATCATCATTCGTCAATCCGATTTCACTATTGGTTCTTATAAAATTGTCTTTATGTTCCAATAACATATCACAATCATCATCCAATATCACATAGGTAAAATCCTTGCCTAATTTCTTTCGTTCCCAATTTTTACCATTATCTGAATGAATATGAGTGTCAACCCATTGTTTTATCTCTACACCTCTTGGGATTGATAAGTGTATTCCTGTTCCACGTTCAAGCCATTGGTATGCTCTAATTGTAACACCAATCAATTTATCGTTAAACAAAAAACCTTCATTTTCCATGTGTTCTTTCGTTTTTTCTAAAGTCGCATACCTCCATGAAGAAGATAAAACAATTTTAGCATCCGTTTGGGCAAGTATTTCACCTAACAGCTTTTGTTTTTCGGGGTTTAAAGCCCATTGTCCATCTTTCAAATATTCGGGAGTTGCTAAAACTCCATCAATATCTAAGAATATAATTTTTTCCATCTCTCAAATTTTAAATAAAACCAGACACCTAACAGCGTATAAAAAACATTAAAACGATTTTTTATACGCAAAACGTTATAAGTAATAAAACAAAAATTATGAATTTATTAGCTCAATTTCTTCTCTGATACAAGGTAAAATTCTACCATCATCAAGTTTTATCATAATCTTTTCAAATTCACTACCATCTAAACATTTCTGATTATCAATGGAAAGAATTTTACCTTCCAAGAAATTCCTTTCGTTAGTTATACTTAAACCAACAGTTGTTTTTATTCTATCTTCTTTTTTCATATTGTATAATTTTTGTTTTACATAGTTATAACAAATGATAAACAACATTAAAACGATTGTTTATCATCGGACGTTAGCACCAATACTACGAAAGTGCTTCGATTAAGCATTTAATGGTTCATCAAAGATTACATTCCAACTATCTAATGGTTGCCAACCGCCACCCATAGTCATTACTTCTAAATCTGATGATGGTACATTCTAGAACGTAATATATT